TTTGGCTCCCGCAAGTTTACCGGCACAGGTAATATTCAGGCGGACCGGGAAGGCCAGCGCATTGTCACGCACTACCGCTACACCGCAACCCAGTAATGCCACTTTTTTACGTGCGAATGCGCAGCGATCGATAACCATCGCCGCCGCCATTGCTGTCATAAACAGGTTCTGGAAATCAATCATTGGCCGGAGCCTCCTTTTGACCCAAATACGCCGTTTATTGCCGCAATGAGTCGTTCTTTAAACACAGTTGAAAGTTCACGCCAGTTGTTACTTGAAACCAACACGGCGAGGTAAATCACGATTTCGTCCAGTCCCTGCTGTCGCGCAAAAAAATAAGCCGTCAGTCCGGTAATCAGCGCCAGCACCAACTCAGTGGTGAAATTGAATACGTTTGGTTTGATCCGGTATTCGCGTACTCCCAGCAGGAATACGCCTGTGCCGCTCAGCAAAGACAGGAGAAGCGAAACCGCGAGCATTTTTTCTACATCGGTCACATACCCCCCTTAGCACCTGGTAATCAGGTGGCGTGAGGGTAAGGAGTCTGTAATTTAGAGAGGTAAAGAAAAACAGCGCCTCCGGGCGCTGTTTAGAGTGAAAGGCAGGTATTAAATGCTTTTTATCGGATTGAAACTGGCTCAGGGGGTGCTGGCCAGACAATTTCTGCAGGTGATGAAGTAATGACGGCTTTAAGTGCTTTTACATAGCCATTCCACATCTTCAGAGATGCACGGTCTTCATCGCTGATTTCATCAAGTAACAGGTCATTTTGCCATTCATTCATAGTTGCACGGGCTGCAGCAATTAGCTTGTCACGCTCAGCTTCTGCTCTGATGATTAGCTCACTTTCGCTATAAATACGCGGAACCACACTACCGTTGCTATATGACCAGTTACCGGTGTTGTTCGCTTCTGCTGGTACATTGTCAGGACTCAGCTCAACCACACTTAAATTCGCGGGCCAGATCTTAGATGCATCTGTTTCAATAAACCGAACGACACCAGCATCGTCGTAAGCAATTTTAATTGTATCTTCCGCAAATCGTGTTAGATGATAGTACCAATCAAGGCCGTCTTCCGTTTGCAGGAAATATGCACCAGGCATGATTAAGTCGCGGTGTTCATGATCATACGGCGTTAGTTTTTTAAGAGTCAGCATTTTTACAATTGTCCAATAGTGTACCAGTTACCGTTCACGGCTTTTTGAATTGCACGATAAAAAATCGTATCGCCGCCTGGTGTTGAGCCTTCCGTATACCATCCTGTCATTACGCAGCCACCAGGCACCTTATAAGTCCCGTTAAGTATTCCTCCTCCCTCGCCTGCCAGACGTACGTCCGAAACGATGTCGCCTGAACCACGTTGAAAGAAAGTTCCGCTTATCCAGTTACTTAAGTATCCCCCCCAGCATCCGCCGTAAACATTACCGTCGCTCTGAACAAATGAGCCACCATTGCCGGTATAAACACGATCACCAGCGACGATGTTGCCGCCCACATTGAGTTGCTGATTGAAGTAGCAATTGCCACCGATAGCAACGTCGTGACCCATATCGACCCTGCCGGTTCTAGCATTAAAATAAAGAGGCCTGAGATTATTCCACGTCCCCATCGGATCATTTTGGTTCGTTGCCATGAAATAGAAGTTAGTACCATCGAAACGCTGGAAAACACCAAATCCTCCGCTAATGATTCGAAAAGTATCCGGAGTACCAGAGGCTATCGGCTTATCAAAATAAACGCGTGGTCCAGAACCATCCAAAGTGAAGAAGCGGGTATTGTTGGAATAAAAGTCAAGCATTCCATCAGACGGACAAATTAAACCCGTATCCGAATCCCCAATGTTGATGGAAGCTGCAGAGCCAGCAAAAGCACCTGTTCCGAAGCTACCAATATTTATATGGTTTGATGCCCAAAATGGCCCCGTTACATAAGCGCCATTATTAAAATGTGCATCTTGATCAACTGTAAGCGTCCCCGTCAAATGCGACGCTGCACTGATATTAAGACGACCGGCAACGATATTCATGGTTGCCTGCCCCGTAACAGCCGCATCAGTTGCATCGACCACAATACGGGCGTCGTAGTCATTCAGCTTCGCAGTTGATGAATTAAAGTCGATATAAGGGTTTGCTGAAATAAGGCTGACCTGGCCTCTGAACTCCGCAGCATTAGAAGCCCTTAATATATCGCTAACTTCCAGTCCGCCTTTTACCGACAACGCGATATAACTGGCTGGAGTGGCAGTATCCACACCGCCTATAATTGTCTGACCGCGCAGATAGTTTGGTGCCGTTCCCTGCATATACAGGTTCCACCGATTTAATCCTGCGCGTTGCGTCATCATCCCTTCAAACGCAAAGGCTGATTTAATGTTGAGATTGGCTTTGTCAAAAACACGGAACGACGACATTAGCCCTACAGTCGCGTTAGCATTAACAACTGTGCTGTTACTCCAGAACTCAACAACTTCCGGCACGTTTTGACCAGTGCTTCCGTCACCTACTGACATTTCCACACCAAAACCAATACCGCGAGTTGTCGCGTCTGCACCAATATTGGTGTAAGCCATTGCAGCAATCTGCGTCGCTCCTGTCAGATTGCCTTTGCCAGGTGCTGTGTTTCCAAGCGTCAGCATGCGTCCAGTACTGTCACTGCCACCGCCAAGTGCAAGGTGGCCTTTGTCGCTGAAAAGCGCGATATTCTGGTTCCACGTTACACCATTATTCCGGCTATCCACATCGAGGCGCAGGCTACTGCCCTCGCCTCTCAAGCGAAAGCCAGCTGCGTCTGCGTCACGATCAATGAATGAGACGGTAGGTGCAAAGCTGTTAACTGTGATCCCCTGAGTGCCATCACTGTTACTGCCCGTTACCACCAGCGCGGCATTGGTCAGATCGCCTACCGCTGTTGCGCCCTTCGCCAACACGTTTACCGGGCCGGTAAAGTCAGCTCCCCTGTTTACCGTGAGGTTGCCGCCGATAATCGCGTTGTTCAGGAGGTTCATTGTTGAAACGTTAGTTTCGCCCGTACCGTCGCCTGACAGGGTGAGCCATGTACTCGTGATTGAGTTACCCCACGTCACGGCATCGTTACTGTCTTTGGACTGACCAAAATACCAGTGCAGCGTGTCATCTGACTTTTTGCCGCGCAGATAGTAGGCTTTGTCTTTAGTTTTGGGCTTCAGTTGCAGCGTAATTGCGTCAGCGGCAAAGAGTCCGGCTCCATCCGACGACAGGCCTCCACCACCGGTGATAGCCAGTCCGCCAGCACCCTGCAGTGTGGCTAAGCCGTCTCCGCCATTAAGAGCGAGGCGTGCAGTAACCACGCCGGTTGACGCACGCGCATCTATCACTATTTTTCCGCCGCCGTGCGTCATATTGGTAGTGGTAATGCCGCCGAGGATCCTGCCGCTCCAGGCATCACCACTTACTGCCGCCACACGGCCCACAATCTGCATGATGTCTGTTTCGTATGCCGGAGGTTTGTCATCCAGCTGGTCGGTCCGCAAAAATGTCATCGACGGTACAGACGGCTCAGAACGGATCACACCAATACGGTATCCAGCGCTGATTTGAGAACCGACGTCCAGATTTTTTGAGACCGTCAGCTTTGGCGTGTTGATATCGGTCAGCTTGTTCAAGCTGGTGATATCGTTGTTATCGCCTGCCTTTGCCGCGCCCAGATTAACCAGGTCCGCCAGTGTCATGCTGGCGCTGTCCATCACCTTCCGCCAGCCGTTTTTATCCGCACCGGCTGACAGCCCGGACCACGCCCAGTCGCCTGAAACTTTACCTGCCAAACGCAGATACATCACGCCACCTTGCGCCACCAGCAGCTGTAGGAGTGCAGCGTCGGCATCATATTTCCGGCGCATGTTGAATAGCTGGCCACGCAGTGTCTGCGTAGTTTTGCCAAGATCAACCGGACCGTCATTGAAGGTGCCGCTCAGTGTCCAGAAGGCATTCTGCTCAGTCACTGATACGTCGGCCAGTGAGGTGATTTTGCTGTCCAGTACCAGAGACGGCGCGCCCACACCAAACGCACCCACGGCCATCAGCGCACCCGGCGTCATATCCAGAGGGTTTGTCTGCTGGTCTGCCTGTGCGGCGGTACCGAGACCGAGATTTTCCCGCGCCTCCGGCACGTCCGGCAGATCAGCCAGATTCTCACTTGCAACCAGCTGTTTCTCGTTGACCAGCTGATCCAGCTCGATGTTTTTACGGAACATCGCTTTGTCGTGAATATCCGAGCCGTTATTGGCAATGACCATGTTTTTATCGATCATGCCTTTAAGGATTTTCAGCCCCTTGAGGTTAGCCGCAATCAGCTCATCGTCGCTGGTGTAAATCGAATCCAGCGTGATACCGACCTGCCGGTTGATACGGTAGTTGGTGACGATCATTGCCTGCGTAACCTGCGTGGTGCCAGTTGGCACAAGTACGCGGCAGAGCTCCAGCTGGTTCGGCGTCAGCGCAACTGAGATATCCTGCGCAAAGACGCGTGCGGCCTCAACTGTGGAAGTGATATCTACCTGATCTGTCTTCACGCCCAGCTTGTAGTTTGCTTCCAGCACGATACGGGTAGTTTTGCCCGCCACGACCGGCAACGTCAGATCGGCCAGGTGCTGTATGGTGATCTGGTGGGCGTTTACGTCGATTGAGGCCGCGCCCTGCCCGCCTTCCGCCCCTTTTGAGGTAACGACGACATTCATACCGGAACCGGCGACCGGCGCAAAGCCCAGGTAAAAGCCGGATCGCACAATGCCCTTCAGTTTGCGGTTTAAAGCGGAACTGGTGTAAGTCTCCAGGTACTGCATATCCGCCGACAGCGGTGCGGTGCCATATGCTTTCCCCGCCATAACGCCGATATCGGTAATTTCATTACTGCTCATGTGCGTTACGCCGTTTTCTGTTCGATGGTGACGATAAGACGGTAGGCCTTACCACGGAATACGGTGTCCTGCTGCAGGCATAGCACAGCAAACGCATTGCCGTCAGCGTCCACCAGCGTCAGCGTATTGAGATCATAGGCTTTGCCTTCCGGAAGAATGGCTTCATCCAGCTGAATGGTGATCGAGATATCAGCGCCCGTGCTGGTGAGGACCAGAGGCGTTTCAGTGAATTTACCGGTAAGGTTGTCATTGCTGAACGTGGAGGGAATATCCGCGATGTTCCAGCCGCCAGCGGCGTTACTGCTGACCAGTGTGGACTTGCCCCAGTAGGCTTTCACCATCTGGAAGCGGGAACCCTTGCCGATGGAGGATTCAGCGCGACGGATGTAGTAGTAATCCAGCAGCTTCGCTTTAAACAGCTTGCTGCTGACAGAGATAGTATCAGCCATAAAAAAAGCCTCTCAGAGTTAAGAGGCCAGAGGGTATGGAGTTCGTAAAATCCGATGGTCAACTACGCGACAAATTGCTCATAAAAAAGCGTGGCGATCGTGCTGTTGCCGCTGCCGTCGTCGGGCAGAGCCAGAACAAACTCTGGCATGCCGTCATAGGGAAACGCCATTGTCACGCTACTGCCGTCCGTGCTGGTGGCTGTGATGCCCTGGCTATTGCCCTTCTGAATGCCAACATACTGCACGCCACCGTCCGTGAATAACCGGGCGCGGCTGTCACTGGCAGCGCTGGCAATATCAATGGGCGCTGGCGCGCCATCAGGCCTTGCGAGGTAGTCATTGGTCCAGGCATCTGCAGCAAACATATCGTAGCGTTCGCAGCGCTTAACCTGGCGTAACGGCACGGCGGGAATATCGAACTGCTGCTGTGTGGCCATGTGCAGGTTTTTGATCTCC